GTTTGAGGTTTTAGTGTGAGGATAACGTGTCAAAAGGGTATTCCGGGTATTTGATGAGACAACCGCTTCTAAATCTTTAAAGCTCGCCCGTTTTACGGATGTTATCTTACTTTTAATGTAACTGGGTTTTAAGTTAACCTCACTAGTGATTTCTCGGATACTTTCTTTAATTGCAAAGGTAGCAGAACGATTAATCACGTTTGCGGCAATTGAACCGACCAATTTAGATTTAAACAACATCTCTTTTTTAAGTTTAGGTAAATCTTTTGTTGAAAAAATGGCCATTAAAGTTGAACCACATCAACATACCATTTACTAATGGTTTCTTTGGTGATCATATTAATTCGCCACTGTATCCCATCCGGGTCAACAAACGTGTCATCGTTTCTTACTAACGCAACATCAGACTTCAGTATGTTGGCTTCAACTCGGTAACCAGCAATCATACCAAAATCATCCTTTACTTCTTTGTTGTGGTTAATGTAAATATAAACGTCAGGTATTACACTCCCGTTTATGTTTACAGTATAAACACAAGGGACACCAAGTGTGAGATTAGTCAACCTTGATGCCCTGTTTATTGACTCCTTAAACGCCAATGCCGTTCAACCTAACGAAACACAAGGTATCACCGTTAACTCTCGCTTCTGTGAACACACCTATAAGCGTGTTGGCTGTAGAAACCGTAGTGATGGCCGTACCATCGGCCAACAAATAAGCCTTCGCACCCTGAGCAGGAGCATCCGCCGTCACTTTAGGGAGTTCATAAACCCCCTTGGTAGAAGCTTCAAACGGTTGACCAGCCACTTCACTAGCGGTAGCTACGGCAATAATGGATGAAATTTTATAAATCATTCCACCCACGACACCACCGGCAGGAGCAATTAAAGTTAATACATCACCATCTTGAATATAATTTTTCATTTTAAACCCCTTAAATTATTAAGCACCATTTGCTTTAGCCATACCACAATAATCATTTAGTCCAGCACCAAAATCTTTACGGGCTAGAATTTCCATCCCATCAATGTCAGCCTGAGTGTTGATCTCAGTGTACATGGCCTCCTCACCCGCCAGATAAGCATACTCGAAGGTATCAACCATGCGGCTAAACGCCAACCAAGACGCGGCAGATACCGCACCCAAACGGGGTTCAACTCTCGACTGTAATTTATTAAGGAAGGGGTTAGTGTCTGTACTGGTTGTCGGTGTGAAGTTCAGATATAACAGTTTTTCAGCAGTAGTTTCAAGATCTTCTGGAACCACAAGGTTATCATAGGTGACATTCATGAAATTTCCGTCAACGGTTTTTTGTTTTCTGCCAAGTTTACGCATGTTTGTTAGACTCGTTTCACTCAACGCCGAACCAGCCCCTGTTAACAGGTTACCGTGATCTGCATGGAATAACGCTTTGCCATCAGACATCAGTACGTTAGATGCGGTGTTGGTGAAGAAATTCCAGTTGAGCAACAAACCCCAAACAATGTCACTCTCTAAACGTGATCCCGCTTGACCGAACATTGTTGGCAAACGATCTAAAGCGCCCATATCATCGTTTATAAGCATTTTACGGGTAAAGCCGATTTTACGGGCGTATGTGGCGATAGAGTATTTCTCTCCATTCTCACTGAAAGTACCCGCTTTATATTCCCCGTGTTCACCTAAAGGTAATAAATTGGGCGCGTCGCCTAAAGAGTAAGTATTCTTATCCCTGAAGTCAGTTACGGTGGTTCTTCGACCTAAATCGACAAACGTCTGTGGTGTTTCAACATAACCCGCTTGTAAATTCTTGTTCATGACATTAGCGAGAATCAAAGGAAAATCAGAAGTTGTATGAAAGGCTCTTTCAGCCAGCTTCTGGCGACTCATCATGTTAACATTCAAACCAACATCACTTAAGAATTGGCGAGCTGTTTCCATCAGGGTTAAACCGTTAAATCTACGTACCGGATCGGTGAGTTTAACATCTCTGTTGCCACAACGTAACAATATCGCATTCTCTACCGCTTCACGTATGTTTTCTTTCTGATCCAAACGGTTGTCTGAATTAAAAATAGGTTTAATGTTCGTTGTTTTTTGATTTTCTGCCATTTTATCAATCACCATTCCTCTAAACTCGTCCAAACTTCGACCAGTGGTAAAGGCTTCAGTGGCAAAAGATTCATCAAGTCCCACACGCTTTACAATATCAAGCATGGGTTTCAATAATTCTCTGGTTTCGTTTTGAACGGATTGAACGTCAATCTTTCTTTCGTTTTGAACGTCAATCTTTCTTTCGTTTTGAACGTCAATCTTTCTTTCGTTTTGAACGGATTCAGCATCAATCTTCGGTGCTGAACGCTCTTCGTTTTGAACTTCTTCTTTAACTGATGGCATCTCACGACCCTCTATAATTTCAACCTCAAAGGTTGTTTCATTGTTACGCTGTCCAGCACGAACACCGTTGTTATCCTCAAAGCTAACCGGGACGAAAGATAACTCCGTGGGTTCCCAATCAATCGCTCTAAGAGTATCTATGTTATCTTTTTCCCCCGAAGTTTTCAAATACTTATATACTCGGTATGAAAGTGACACGTGACGCAATATCCCATCGCGTACCTTACTAAACACTATATCACTCTCGTCATCCCTAGAGAACCGTACTGTCCCAATTAAAGAATCATCATGGAACCTATACCCCTCTGTGACACCAAAAACACCAGCGATACCCTTGTGGATATCATGACTATCTATTACTGATAACCCTTTGTCAAGTCTTCTGGTTCTTACCGCCTTAGGTGTAACCTCCAATTCTTCGATATAGTCAGTATCCGTATTCCAGTCATAACGCCTACCCGCTTGTCCAGTGGTGAAAACTACCTCGACCGTTCTGGCTTCTACATCGAGGGTTTCAGGACAAAAGCTCCCAGCAGAACGGTGAATGGTTATTTGTTTCTTATTCATAAACCTAGCCCCCGCAAGAATAACGCACCAAAAACCACAACTAAAACCCCTGATAATATATATAACATGAATTTGAATCGTGAAGAATTAACACCTACCGCCTCGGATAATTTAATGACTAAATGCGTCAGGTTGTCCACATTAATTTCAGTCCGTTTAAATTCCTCCTTCATTTCTTTAATGATTAAATCTGAATTACTTTGTCGCTCAACCCACTGTACCTGAGTTTTCACCAGTTCCTCGGTTATAGTGGTTAATTTGTCTAACTTGCTTGAGTTCTGCTCTATGTACAATCTCACTAAGTCTATATAGCTGTCTAATTTGCTTAGAGATTTCAAGCTGTCTTGTACGCTCTCTTTCATTATAAATTCCAAGTATGTAGGCTGCCACAACAATTAGTGATCCTGTAATGTATACGATATAACTCATGTTTAGCCGTCCATAATGAATAGGTTGTCAAACCGATAATTAAAACTCGGTTAATTGTCTCATAACTATTATAGATCACCGAACTGGCTGTATTATATTCTATATAGCTAAACACATTATACAAGGCTGAAGCTAAAAATATAAGAGAAGGTACACTGTTGAAACGAAGGGTTAAGGATAAAAAAACAAAAAACACGTCAATTGTCGCGACAAGAAGGTAGTAATATTCGGACAAAATAAAGGCGTCAGAAAGAGAAATTGTTTGAAAAATAACCAAATTAAGGGTGATTATTTTAAGTCTAGTGTCCTTCCCGTAAAAGAAATATGTTAAAAAACATACAGTTATACAAGAAAGATCGAAAACTAAGGCATAAGTCATTTAATTAAGTTTAAATGGCGGTTTAACAGGTGGTTTAGGGGGCTGTTTATCAGTAGGCATTCATTTAATCCTCATGTTAATTCATATTAATTCATGATTTAAATAAACCGATATAGTAGGGTTCCTGAATCTCGTTACCCAACTCATCGGTATAAACGGGTCTAGTATGAACTGAATTATATTTCAGTTCACCACCAACGTCAAATATATAAGTATCATTCACAACTTTACCGATACGTTCAGCCGTTGTCAAAGTATCAAACACGGCCAACTGATCATCATTCAGCCTGATTATAGATAATGATTTGTTGCCAAAGTATTTAACTGGTAGTTTATCTACCGCGTAAACAACCTGCCCATCTTCATCAAGATAGAACCCAACTACACCCTCGTTAGCTTTATTTAACGCCTCTTTCCTAAATTTAATGAGATTAGGCATATAAACGATCAAATCAATCATATTGAATTTCTCCAGAATTCCACCTCGGAATCCGTTAGCGCAAAATCTTTAAACTCTAAATGACTTATGCTGCCATTTAACCAATTATTCACTCCATCAGCGTTACCAACACTAACGTTGTCGTTAGTGTTTATAATTGGTATACCTGTAACAGGGAGTGTTGCAATCTCTCCGTTAACATTGAGTTTCACATTAAACCCATCGCACATTGCAGCGATATATAACGGGGTATTCGGTGTAAACGGTATTTGAACCTGCGTAATTATGTTTGCATCAAATCTGAATTGAACAGTGTTGTTAACACCTAAAAAATATAACATAATAAACCCATTAACTACGGGTAGTTTAAATAAATATCTATCTACGCCGGTGAACCCATCAACCCCAGCACTTAATTTAACTAAAGCGGTGAACTCTCCGTTTTTACCCAAAGCAACATTATTGTAAACTGGTAAGGAATAGGTTAACCCTGGAACAGTTACAGTAGCGGCAACGGTCGGAATGTAGGGTTTAAGATAATCATCATTCAACTGAGCACCCCAGATTTTAAAGTTATCAGTTGTACCATTTGCGTTTGTTAGCGCGTATCTAATCTGTAAACCCGATGCCGCCGTAATTTCAGCGTCTACAGTAATAAATAAACGCACGTAGTTATTAGCGAGTAGCTCTCGTCCTGAGATTTCAACATTAGCACCGGATTGTATAATGCTATCTGTGCTAAACGTGTAAGTAATAACTTGCACTATTCCGCTGTTGAACCATGCAGCTGGCGCAAGCAATGTAATCTCATCGAGCGAACCATCGCTCGCAACGAAAATAGAGAACGTATTTAAACCAATTTTTGGCAAGAGTCCCATAGATAAATAAGAAGGAGAAGCGGCAACGGGAATAAAACTATCCGCTGTGATTGTCCCATCTGGCGCTATCGCTGTGTCTGCTGAGATGGTAGCACCAAGGGCTTTAAACCATGATGCATGAGTAAACTCTTCTGAATGGGTGAATTTGTTTGTGTGCGCCTCATAACTAGGCCAACCGTGAGACCCTTCCAAAGCAGTGTTTATAGCCGCTGTTTTTACATAACCGTATCGGTCGATAACCGTATCGGTCGTCGACCTTGTAGTTATAACGCCTGAACCAAGATTATTAGACCTAAACCCACTAAAAAGAGAATTGTTTAATCGTTCATAGCTGACCGACCCCATATTAAGTCCATCCACTGATAACCCCCCGGTGATCGACTGAGCTACACCCCCACGGCCAGACAATAAAAGATATTGAGCATGATCATCATCAGTTAGACCAATTAACCCCCCATGATCAAGGTTAAGCGTGTTAATCGCATCATTTAATGCTTTACCTTGTGCGGCGCTCAAAGGTTTATCAACTACAGTACTGGTTAAAGCGTCAACCACGTCTGATGGTTG